GAAGAATTGAAACAGCCGAGGAAACATCCGACAGCGGAGAAAGTGGAAGCGATAAAGGATGCATTGAAGCATTTTGAGGTAATTTAATAATGATGAGCGTATCATAAAAACAGTGGTACGCTTATTTTTTTACCTATTTGTCTTTTCGCTGACCAATATTTTATCTGGTTAAAAAAGCGGAGGGCAGATTTTATACTAAACTGCCTGATTGATATAATTAAAAGCGTTCACTTTGCTATTGTTGACTGAAAGAGAAAAATCAAATATAATATAGTAAAGTGCCCAATCGTTGGTCTGATTAAGGGCGATTAAATAGAGGTGAAGATATGCTTCAGAATAAAGATATTGAGACACTGAGAATGTTGTTTAGCAGTCATAATTATGTTATGACTACTGCTGAACTTACAGCTTCAAAGTTATACTATGCAGATATAAAACAACTTTTAGACGAAGGATTGATTGAAAGAGTCAGGCGAGGTTACTATCACTGGACTCAAGATTATGGAGAAAGCGAAGTTGTCATTATCAATCGATTGTTTCCCGATGCAGTGCTTTGTATGGAGACTGCTCTATTCTATTATAGATACAGTGACAGAAATCCTGCTGAATGGAACTTTGCAATAGATAAAAATGTCTCTAAGCGGCGTACAAAAATCGATTATCCGTTTATAAAGGCATATCGTGTAGAGTCAGAGTTGGTTACGCTAGGCGAAACCGAAGGTGAAATTGATTTCCACAAAGTCCGCATTTATGACCGTGACCGTACTATTTGCGATGTGCTGCGAAATATGAACAAGATGGATAAGGAGGTTTTTAATAAAGCAGTACAGGGCTATGTTAAAGACCCGAAAAAGAATATACCGAATCTTATAGAATATGCAAAAGTTTTGCGTGTTCAAACGCGTGTAAAAGAATTGATTGGAGTGTGGTTGTAATGGCAGATGTTGCAGCTTCCGTTCTGGCAAAGCTGAGAAATAAAGCAAAAGCTTCTGGTATCAGCTACCAGCAATGCTTGCAGCTTTTTGTGCAGGAAGAATTTTTGAGAAAACTATCAAAATCCGGGTGTGAGGATACGCTAATACTCAAAGGTGGATTGTTCATTTATACTTTAACTAATTTTGAAAGTAGAGCAACAATCGATGTCGATTTCCTGCTCCGTGGATACTCTAATTCAATAGATGATGTAAAAGAGTTGATTTGTAAAATCATCGACACACCGACAGGTAACGATTATATAGAAATGCGAGCAAAAGGCTTTGAGGAAATTTCTCCGCAAAGAAAATATCACGGTATTAGTACGCAGATTATTGCTCAAATAAAAAATGTGCGTGTGCCGTTTAATGTTGATATAGGTGTGGGTGATATTATAGTTCCTCGTGCTGAAGAACGTACAATCAACACTCAGCTTCCTGATTTTGAAGCTCCTGTAATCAAAACATATTCCCTAGAAAGCACTATTGCCGAGAAGTTTGATGCCATACTGCAACGCTTTGAGCTGACAGGCAGAATGAAAGATTTTTATGACATCTATTATCTTTCAAGGACATTCGATTTTGATGGTGCAAAATTGCAGTCAGCTATATTTGAAACTTTACAGAGGCGCGGTACTCCCTATGACAGAGACAGTTTTAAGCGTGTTGTTGCACTTGCCGATGATGAAGATATGCAGAAGCGTTGGAAATTCTTTTTGAAAACCATAAAAGATAATACACTTGAGTTTCCATTCGTCATTGAAGAAATCCAGACTTTCCTTGAGCCTGTGTTTGACGCAATTGTGAATGAGAACGAATGGCAAGAACAGTGGAACTTTATTATGAAATGGAATAAAAATGAAAGGAGTCCTAAATTATGAGTAGTGTACTTATTGTTGAACAGCGTGAGCAAGCAGGTTCTGACTCCTATAATAGATTTGAATATCAAGTTCATTGGATTGTATGCCATATAATAGGTAAACTTCAAGAAGATGCAGAGTGTATTGTTTTTTGTGAATTTCATGATGATATGGCTGAATTTTCTCCCAATAATCAGCAGTATCAGTTTTTTCAAATAAAGACAAAAGAAGATTCTTCTGACTGGACTATTGCGGAAATGTCTAAAAGGGAAAAGAAAAAAAGTGGTAGCTACAAAAAATCTTTTTTAGGTTTTATTTTTTACAACTATTTGACATTTGGTGCTGAATGTTCGCATTGCCATTTTGTATCAAATAATGATTTTGATAAAGAGGTTTTGTTATGGCAGTCATATATTGAAGACGGGAAAAGACTTCAGACAGAAAATATTGCGTTATATGAAAAAATCAAAGACAGGATTAAAAATGAATTTTTAGATGATATGCCGAGCAATTTTGATTCTGTCTTTGAGGAGTTTATTCAGAATACTTTTGTCCATAAATCGTTAAGGAAAGAATCGAAGGTGGTGCAAACGAAAAAGCAGTATTGAGACTTTTCATTAACTGCCCTTTCG